TATGCCGTCATGGCGCATGATGTATCGCCCCTGCTCAGAGGAACGTAGTCTTGGCGCAACCAGATCAACCCCTGCGCCTGGCGTAAGTCATTGTTTTTAAAGGGAATTCCCTCAAAACCACGCAGAATCGGGATTTTCGCAGAATTTCGAGGGGCCGGGCGGGAGGCGGGGCCAAGACGAGGTTCATTCTTTGAATCCCCGAAGCCGGCAAGGTTAGTGATCCCTGTCCTTCATCTCGACCTCTACGCCGAGCAGTTCGTTCAGCCGGTGCTTGATATCCTCTCGATTCATCTTCTGCAAGTCGGCACTAATGTTCAGGTTCTGGCTGCGGTGAATCGTCAGCCCTGCGAGCTGATTGAGTTCCTTCACCGCCGACACTGCGGCGTTGTACGCGCCCGTCTCGAAAGCCGTCTCAGCAATGCTCCACAGCATCGCCCCAGTCTTCGCTGGCGTGATCGCGTACTTCTCTCTCAGCTCGTCCTGCTTGACGCGCACAGCTCGCGTTACCTTCGGGAACGTCACGCCATTGAGCATCTTGGTCGCCGCGCTGGCTGGGAATGAGAACCCCGCCCTGCGCGCTGCCTCTGTCTGCCCACACGCGCCCTCGGTGTAGTGCCACACGAAAGCCGTCTGCATGTCGGTGATCCCTGCCTCGTCATCCGCTAAGAATGACTTCGGCGTCTCCACTAACTGCTTGCGCTCTTTCCTTGGCCTTCCTCTCTTTGGCGTGTCATCAGCCATCCGTTATCCCTCAGCTCGTTAAACATTACCCGCGCCTCTTCATCCTGAAGAGGCGCTTGCCCTACGCCCTCTCGCTCATCAGAGTTCATCAACTGCCACACCCTGAAGTTGCGCTCATCGCTCACACTGTGATCATACTCGAAGCTATCCATCTCCACCTCCAACAATCAGGGTACAGGGGGGCAGGGTACAGCTACTCAAAACTTTTTCAAAACCCCTTCGAGCACTTCCTGCGGTCTGTACCTATATGCTATTAGTATTAAATAATATTATATTAGTAGTACCCTACCCTACCCTGTTAAGAACATTAAACATATCAAGCACTTATAAAACCTTCAAATAGGGTATCACTAGACGTACCCTTAGAAATCCTTGCCCCAGCTATCGCTAAACTTGTCCGCACTCCCAATCTCGACCTTCGTATAGTCCAAGTCGTACACTTTTTTCCGTTACTCTTTCTGGGTTCCAGTCCAAACTGCGCCAGTACCCTGCTCGCATCTTTGATATCAGGCATCCTAGGCTGGGATATTCCGAGGTCACGGAGCAGTTTTGTCATCTGCGTTGGCTTGGTATTCTGGCTCTGGAAGTGTACGTGCTCAAGTATCAAGTCCTCGACGGTGCTCTGGGTGCGGTAGGTCTCGTTGCTGTTCTGGAGCATCTCGCGCTCCTCAGCGTTGAGATACCAGCTCTCCTTCTGGTACAGCGTCTCCTTGATCTCCGCCCACAGTTGCTGCATGTCGATCCCGTGGCTCGCGTTGATCGCGGTGACTGCGACAACCCAAAACCGTCTGTTGCCGGTGGTGTCTATGAGGAACTCGCGCTCGTTAACGCTGCCGTAGAATGCGGTTCNNCNNTGGTACGTGGTGCTNGCCCGGTCGTAGGGTAGGCGCAGCTCGTCAACCTTCTTGCCCGTGAACTGCTTTAATGAGTCGATATCCGCACGCTTAAACGTACTGCCCAGCTCTCCCAATTCTGCAATCCAGTGGCTCACCACCTGCTTCACACTGTCCTTATCGTTTGGATTGAGCGTGGCTCCCTCTAGCAGCCAGCCCTTCTCATAGTCCGCCAAACGCTTAAACCAGAGGGTCTTACCCANCCCCTGAGCGCCTTGGAAGACCAAGATACCTTCGAGGGACACGCCATTTGGCTCACACGCTGCCGCNACGCAACCGATAAGCCACTTGGTCATCAGCATCTCCTTCAGCGGCTCGTTGGTGCTCTGGATCGTGTTCAGGAAGTCTTGCAGCCGGCTGGTGCCNTCCCAAGGCACGCTCTCGATCCATTCCTTGACCGGGTTGTACTCCTTGGCCAAGAGCTTTAGGTAGTCTCGCACCTTCTGGTANGGCACNCCCATCTGGATNCAGCGNTCTTCAATTTCTATAAGCGAAGACTCGTCACGCATATCGGCTATGAAGTTGCTGTGCGGTATGTTGATCTCCATCGCCTTCTTGATCACATTGTAATGCACGCTGATCTGATTGACCGTCAGAACCCCGAGCACGTTGCCCTTGGTGTTCAGCATCCGGCCCTTGTCGGTCACATTGAATTCATAGTCAACCGGCAACTCAACCTTGTTCAGCTCAGGCAGAAGCTCACCCTCCATCGCGTGGTCGTTGTAGTCGCCCTTGCTCTGCGGCATCAGCACCTCAGCCTGCGCGCCAATACGTCTCACCGCCTGCGCGGCTTTTACCGCCTCGACCTCGCCCGTCTTGGTGTCATCGCAGTCGGCAATGAAGACGTGCTTGGCCTCTGGGAACCAGCCGCTGACAGTCTCTGCGACCGGCGATAGATTGTATGCGTCAAAGCAGACCACGACCGGCTGGCCTAGATCTTCGTAGTAACTCGCGCCCGTGGCATAGCCCTCAACGTAATTAATCGTGTGCGCGGATCGCATCTGCTGCGGGTCGATGACAAAGAACGAACCCTTCTTCTTTGAGTGCTTCATGAAGAGCTTGCTGCCAGACTCCTCGATATACTGCAAGCCAACGACCTCAAGCTTCTTGTCCAGCATCGGGATGACCAGCCTGTTGCCGCTCTCCCTCAAACCATGGTTGGCCACGCCCTTCCTAGAAAGGTAGAGGTTGTCCTCACTCGCCTCGGGGTAACTTTCCCAGCGACTCTGTGCAAGCTCAGCCGCCTCCCGTTGGCTTTCCTCCAGCTCCTTAGCCTTCTGCTCGGACAGCATCCTGATCTGCGCCCTCTCCTCATCGGTCATCTTATGGCTGACCGCGTTGTCAGGCTTCCAAGTCGCAGTCGGCTCATCGTTGCTCACCGTGCGATCACCACACCTGCCAAAAGGCACGTCCTGATCCAACCAGACCTGATACCAGCCCACCAGCTTATTCTTGCCGGCCACATCCATGTTGGCTCGACCTATGTCGCCACCAACCACCAACCCCTTACTCGCCTCTACCGTCATGCCATTCGATGCAAGAAAAGACTCAAACTCACCACGCAAGTCACCGCTCAATGGCCGGCTAAAGTCCTTGCTGTTGCCGTCACTTATTTTTAATCCCATGTAAAATTCACCTTGATCACGTTTTCCTGAATGTGCATAATAGTACAACATTTTACAAACACACAAGGAAAAACGATGGGAATCATAGCAACTGATGCCGGCGGATCAGACTTCGAGCAAGTCCCGACCGGCACACACAACGCAATCTGCTACAAATTAGTAGATGCCGGAACCTCTCTCAATGAGTACCAAGGCGAGATCAGCAAGAAGCACAACGTATTTATCTTTTGGGAATTACCCGAGCTTCGTATGGCCGATGACCGTCCCATGTCGATCAACTGCCAGTACACGCTCAGTCTAAACAAACTTTCCAAGCTACGGCAACATTTGCAGGCTTGGCGGAACAAATCTTTCACCGAGGAAGAGTTAAATTCGTTTGACCTGACCAAGATCTTGGGCACAACGTGCAAGGTCGATGTCGGCTTAACCAGTGGCGGCAACGCCAAGGTGCAGGGCGTGTTCTGCGCTGACGGTGGTGCCAAGAAGGTTGCAACCGTCAACGATCAGGTGGTCTTCGACCTTGAGGATTACTGCGACGAGTTCTCAGGCAAGTCTGGCAAGGCGAGCAAGGCTGCGTGCGATATCTTCGAGGGTCTGCCTCGCTTTATGCAGTGGCAGATTGGCGGGTGCGAAGATCCCGGCAAGGACAAGGTTGAGCCATGCTTCGAGCTTCAGGCTGCGATGAAGAAGGGCGTCCCAGAACCTGAGATCGAGCCACAGAAGAAGGCGAAGAAGACAGAGCCAGTCGGCGAGGAATTCGTTGACGATGACATTCCATTTTAAGGGGGGCGGCAATGAAGAATAAAAAGTATAACCGTAAGTCGGTAAAGAGCGACTCAGTCATTGACTACCTTAGTCAGCATGGTGATACCAAGGCCGAGGTCTTGGCCTCTGAGCTAGGCGTTAGCAAGAGCCTAGCGGCCAAGAACCTGCGGAACTGGCACAATGCC